CCGACATGACTAAGCGCCAGCGTGACGTTGCCGCCCTCGATGAAAAATACACGAAGGAATTAGCCGATGCGAAAGCTGAGAATGATGCTTTGCGCGATGATGTTGCCGCTGGCCGCCGTCGCCTGTACGTCAACGCAACATGCCCCGCAGTGCCGACAGGTAAATCCACCTCCACCGCCCGCATGGATAATGCAGCCAGCCCCAGACTGGCAGACTCCGCTCAACGGGATTATTTCGCCCTCAAAGAGCGAGTGAAGACGATGCAAAAGCAACTGGAAGGGGCGCAGGCGTACATTCGCACCCAATGCCACGGTAATGCAGGAAAAACTAGTAACCAATGGTGACTGTATTAAAAAGGTACTCCCGGGCAGGGGGCGCCACGGGTGGCTTCGGGCTCGCGGGAATCGGCTGATTTTTGATTTTTTAGTCTCTGTCAGCACTGAAAAATAACCTTAAAAATCAATACATTTACTGTTTTCAGTGTCGAAGTGGTACGTTTTTTGTTCGACACTGAACGCCATTTTCACCGTATACAGGAAAAGAGCACGACTGTGGATCAGGAAATTAAAAGCCTCGAATTAAACATCACACAGCTTTCGGCCATCACTGGTGCACACCGACAGACCATCGCCAGCAGGCTGAAGGGCGTAAAAACCTCAGGTGGGAACGGTAGTAACCTGAAAATCTACCGGCTGGTGGATATTCTGACCGCCATGATGACGATGCCGGCTGTTACCGGGGAGAATGACCCCAATAAGATGAAACCCTCAGATCGACGGGCATGGTTTCAGTCGGAAATGACGCGTATTGAGCTGGAAAAGGAGATGAGAACTCTGTTCCCGGCCAGCGAGGTGCTGAGCGTTTATGCTGTCATGGCAAAAACGGTCGTCAAGACACTGGAGATACTGCCGGACTTACTGGAAAGGGATGCGGCATTGCCGCCTGATGCGCTGGAAATGACGCAAAAAATTATTGATCAACTCAGGGAAGATCTGGCCAGCATGACATACCAGGCCTGCGCGGATGCTATAAACGGAGATGATGATGACAACGGTGACGAAGGGCAAGAGGAAGAGCAGGAATAGTTTAGCCTCTGCCGTTGTTGCCGGATGTGATATCTCATCGATGTTCAGGCCGCCGCGCAGGATGAAAATATCGGATGCGGTCAGAAAATATATGCGCGTACCACGCGATGCGGGAAATTCTGTGGCATGGGAATCCACCCTGACCCCCTATGTGGTGGAAGCCATGAACTGCCTGTCATCACGCAGCTACGATGCCGTGGTATTTGTCGCCCCGGCAAGAACCGGTAAGACGCTGGGGCTGATTGACGGCTGGATTTCCTACAATATTGTCTGCGATCCGTCTGACATGCTGGTGGTTCAGATGACTCAGGACAAGGCGCAGGAGCACTCAAAGCGGCGTCTGGCAAAGATGTTTCGCCACAGTCCGGCGATAGCAAGAAGACTCAGCCCTCACCGTAACGATAATAATGTGCATGATAAAACGTTTCGTGATGGCTCGTTTCTGAAAATTGGCTGGCCATCAATCAATGTTTTTTCGTCTTCGGATTTTAAATGTGTGGCGCTGACTGACTACGATCGGTTCCCCGAAGATGTTGATGGTGAGGGGGATGCATTCTCGCTGGCGTCGAAGCGTACCACAACGTTTATGTCGCTGGGTATGACACTGGTGGAGAGCTCGCCGGGGCGGGAAATTACCGATACCAGATGGAAACCGTCATCACCGCACGAAGCACCGCCGACCACAGGAATACTTTCCCTGTACAACCGTGGCGATCGTCGTCGCAGGCCAGTGAAGCAGCGCGGATTCAGTGCCCACACTGCCATAAGTTGACTGAACCACAGCAGAAGCGTGAGCTGAATAATCGTGGCGTCTGGTTGCGGGAAGGTCAGCACATTGACCGCGACGGCAATATTACCGGCGAAGCCCGGAGGGACCGGCGGCGGCTTATCAGACCTGGGCGCAACTGGTTTACAAGCTGCTGACCGCCGAAGAGGAATACGAACGAACCGGCAGCGAGGAAACCCTGAAAGCCGTCATCAATACGGACTGGGGATTACCCTATCAGTCCCGTCGCTCGCTGGAGGCACGCAGCGGTGACGCGCTGATGGCACGCGCTGAGGACGTATCAAAACGTACCGTTTCTGACGGGGTGCGTTTTATTGTGGCAACCGTTGACGTACAGGGCGGTAAAAAGCGGCGCTTTGTGGTCCAGGTAGTGGGCTATGGCGCATATGGTGAACGCTGGATCATTGACCGCTACAACATCCGTTATTCCCTGAGAGTGAATGAGGATGGCGAAAGCCAGCCTGTCAATCCGGCTGCAAGACCGGAAGACTGGGATTTGCTGAAAACGGATGTGCTGGAAAAGACGTATCCGCTGGCGGCAGATCCTGAACAGTTTATGCCGGTACTGGCAATGGCGGTGGACTCAGGCGGTGAAGACGGTGTTACCGATAATGCCTACGCGTTCTGGCGAAGGTGTAAGCGAAAAGGCGTTGCCGGGCGCGTTTATCTGTTCAAGGGAGACAGTACCCGACGCGAGAAGCTGATCACCAAAACCTATCCCGATAACACCGAACGCTCAGAACGTCGGGCAAAAGCCAGGGGGGATGTGCCGTTGTATCTGTTACAGACCAATGCCCTGAAAGACAGGGTAGCTGCCGCACTGGAGCGTGAGGAGCCGGGGGCGAATTACATTCATTTTCCTGACTGGCTGGGGCCGTGGTTCTACGAGGAACTGACCTATGAAGAGCGCAGCGCAGACGGAAAGTGGAAAAAACCGGGACGCGGTAATAACGAGGCGCTCGATCTGATGTGTTACGCCCACGCGCTGGCTATTCTCCGTGGCTATGAGCGAATCAACTGGGAAAAACCACCAGGATGGGCTCGCTTACCGGAAAAAGACGCCGCAAAAACCACGCAGCCTGTTGAGGTTCGCCAGCAGGAGCAACACGAAGGAGGAGAGAAAGCCGTGAAAGCCAGGAAGAAAAAAATTTTACCCGCCTGGGGCGGTGGTTCCGGAGGAGGGTGGTTATGACCAGGGCAGGGCTACAGGAGTTGTACAACGCCTATCTGGAGGCCGAGCTTGCTGTACTGAAAGGCAAGTCCATCATGCTTAACGGTCAGTCAATGACAATGGAAAGCCTGGAGGAAATCAGGAAGGGGCGCCGCGAGATTGAAGACAGGTTACAGCGGTTAAATAATCCGCGACGGCTTTTCACCCGGGCGAGGTTGTCATGAATTTTATCGATAAAGCTATCAGCATGATGTCGCCGGGATGGGCTGTATCAAGACTCCGATCGCGGGCAGTAATAAAAGCTTACGAGGCTGCAATACCCACCCGGACACATAAAATTAAGCGTGAAAACCGCAACGCCAATCAACTAAACCAGATTGCCGGAAAGTCCCTGCGGGAGCAGGCCCGCTGGTTCGATAACAATCACGATCTGGTGGTGGGGGCGCTCGATAAGATGGAAGAGCGCGTTATCGGGGCTAAGGGGATCATCGTTGAGCCACAACCACTGACGGTGGCCGGAACGCTGAATAACGCGCTGGCGGAACAAATCCGCGCCAGATGGGCAGAGTGGTCCGTGTCGCCGGACGTGACCGGACAATATACGCGCCCGGTACTGGAGCGCCTTTTGTTACGCACATGGTTGCGGGACGGGGAGGTGTTCTCCCAGATGGTGGCGGGAAAAATGCCGGGGCTTGAGCCGGTGGCGGGCGTACCGTTCTGGCTTGAGGCGATGGAACCGGATTATGTCCCGATGGAACAGACGGACAGTACAAATAATCTGATTCAGGGGATCTATTTTAACGACTGGCAAAGGCCAAAAAGTTACATCGTCTGTAAATCCTGGCCGGGATTTGCCACCGCTATGGTGGCCACCAAGCTTATCGATGCAGAAAATATGCTGCATCTTAAATTCACCCGTCGCCTGAATCAGGCGCGGGGCGTCACGCTGCTGGCGCCGGTTATTATCCGGCTGCTGGATCTGAAGGAGTATGAGGACAGTGAAAGGCTGGCCGCGCGTATTTCGGCGGCTTTTGCCATGTTTATCCGGCGCAGTGACGCAATGGTACAGGATGGTGACGCGCCAGATTATGCGGATAAAGACCGCGATCTGGATATTGAACCCGGCACCATTCTGAAAGACCTGTTGCCGGGAGAGGATATCGGCACCATCAAATCTGACAGGCCAAATGCCAACCTGGAGTCTTTCCGTATGGGGCAACTGCGGGCGGTTGCCGCAGGTGTACGCGGAAGTTTTTCTTCTATTGCTAGAAACTACGACGGCACCTACAGCGCCCAGCGTCAGGAGCTGGTGGAGGCTCAGGAGGGATACGCCATTCTACAGGATAATTTTATTGCTGCCGTCAGTCGCCCGGTTTACCGCGGACATGGCGACCCTGTTTAATGCCGTGTATTCCGGTCCGGTTATGCCGTGGATAGATCCGCTGAAAGAGGCGAATGCCTGGAGGATACTGATACGCGGCGGGGCGGCAACAGAGAGTGACTGGGTGCGTGCCCGTGGCGGCGCACCTGCTGAAGTGAAACGCCGCCGGAAGGCGGAAATTGACGAAATGATACGCGGCGGGGCGGCAACAGAGAGTGACTGGGTGCGTGCCCGTGGCGGCGCACCTGCTGAAGTGAAACGCCGCCGTAAGGCGGAAATTGACGAAAACCGTAAGCTGGGACTGGTATTTGATACTGATCCGGCACATGACCCGGGGGAACAGGATAATGCCGGAAGTGAAGACAACAGTGGCGGCGATAAAAATGCCGCCGGTGATGACAGCAGGGAACGGACGCGGGGAGGGAAGCAGTAATAGCTGGTATTCCATCAGGGCTGCAGCCAATAACACGGCGGAAGTCCGCATTTATGACGAGATTGGTGGATGGGGAATTTCGGCTCGCTGGTTTGCAGAAGAACTGGCTGCACTGGGACAGATTAACCGGATAAATCTGCATATTCATTCACCTGGCGGAGCAGTACTGGACGGAATAGCCATTTATAACCTCCTGAAAAATCATCCGGCGCAAAAAACGGTGTATATCGATGGAATGGCCTGCTCAATGGCATCCGCTATTGCGATGGTAGGTAATCCCATCATTATGCCGGAAAACGCCATGATGATGATTCATAAGCCGCGCGGAGTGGCGGGGGGTGAGGCGGAGGATATCCGGGAATATGCTGACCTGCTTGACAAGATCGAAAGCGTCATTATCCCCATCTATACCGAAAAAACTGGAAAAACGCCTGAAGATATTGCTGCCATGCTGGCAAAGGAGACCTGGATGAGCGGCGCGGAGTGCGTCAGTGAAGGGTTTGCCGACAAACTGATACAGCCTGTAAAAGCAATGGCCTGTATTCATTCAAAACGTGTTGAGGAGTTTGAGCATATGCCACAGAGCATTAAAGGTATGATTATCGCCCCGCAGGGCAATGCAGGCGCGCAACCGCAGCCACAGGCAAAAGCCCCTGAGTCACAGATTCAGTCGCAGGCTCAGTCGCTGGTGACTGTAGATGAAAATGCCATTCGCGCACGCCTGCAGGAAGAACAGCGTAACCGTATCACCGGCATTCAGAATGTGTTTTCACTTTCCGGCGATCGTTATGCCTCGCTGATGGCAAAGTGCATTGCTGATGTGGATTGCTCTCTGGAAATGGCGAAGGACAGACTGTTGGCCGAGATGGCGAAAGGTATTACGCCGACTAACCAGCTGAATGGTCCGCAGAATCGCGCAGAGTTTCATGCCGGGATGTATACCGGAAACGGTAATATTACCGGCGACGCCGTTCGCGCTGCCGTGATGGCCCGCGCAGGCTATGAAGAAGCGCAGAAGGATAACCCGTACAACTGTATGACCCTGCGTGAACTGGCGCGAATTTCGCTGGTGGCGAGGGGTACAGGCGTGTCCAGCATGAATCCCATGCAGATGATCGGCATGGCATTTACGCACAGCACCTCCGATTTCGGTAACATTCTGCTGGATGTTGCAAACAAGTCCATTCTGCAGGGCTGGCAGGAAGCGCCGGAAACCTTCGATGCCTGGACCAAAAAAGGACAGTTGTCTGATTTCAGGATTGCGCACCGTGTGGGTATGGGGGGATTCAGTTCACTGCGTCAGGTTCGTGAAGGAGCGGAATACAAATACGTCACCACAGGGGATAAACAGGCGACCATTGCGCTCGCTACCTATGGGGAGCTGTTCAGCATTACCCGCCAGGCCATCATCAATGATGATATGAATATGCTGACGGATGTCCCGATGAAGCTGGGACGTGCGGCAAAAGCCACCATTGCCGATCTGGTTTATGACGTTCTCATCAGTAACCAGAAACTGTCCAGTGATAATGTGGCGCTGTTTGACAAGACGAAACACGCAAACGTCCTTGAAAAAGCCGTTATGGATGGGGCGTCCCTGGATAAAGCGCGCCAGCTAATGCGGATGCAGAAAGAGGGCGATCGCCACCTCAATATCCGTCCGGCATTTGTACTGGTGCCGACGGCGATGGAGTCTGTTTCAAATCAGGTGATTAAATCTGTCAGTGTCAAGGGGGCGGATATTAACGCCGGGATCATTAACCCGGTGAAAGATTTCGCCACGGTGATCGCGGAGCCTCGTCTTGATGACGCCAGTCAGTCCACTTTCTATCTTACTGCAGCAAAAGGCAGCGATACCGTTGAGGTGGCTTACCTTAACGGCGTGGATGAGCCGTATATCGACCAGCAGGAAGGATTCACGGTGGATGGCGTAACCACGAAAGTTCGTATTGATGCGGGCGTTGCGCCGGTGGATTATCGCGGCATGGTGAAATGCACCGTATAACCCACTAAAAGCAGACATTAAGCGATACGGCCCTGACGGGCTTTTTTTATACCTGAAATCCGGCACGGCGTGCCGGAAAGGAGAATAACCGTGGCTAAGAATTACGTGGAAGACGGCAAAACGATTGAAATTGTGGCGACCACGTCACTAAAGAGCGGAGATCTGGTACAGGTCGGCGATATGTTCGCTGTGGCTGTTACCGATATACCGGCATCGCAGAAGGGGTATTCAGCATACCAAAACTGACAACAGAGGATATTGCCGTCGGGAAAAAAGTGTATCTGAAGGATAACGTGGTTCAGACGGATGCAACCGGCAGCCTGCCGTATGTCGGGGG